GCCGCTGAGGTCGGCGTTTGAGGACACGCGGGGCGAGATCGCCGCGATCATGGAGCGGGAACTCAAGGTCACCATCGAGCAGGCGTGGGCCGCTCTGCGGTACCGGGACGCGGGGACGGTCAGCGGCACCGACACGCTCTGACGCTGCAAGGGGTGCCGGGCGGTACGGCATAGTGCAGTATGCCGCTCAAGAGTCCAGAGCAGGGGCTCGCCACGGTTCTCGTGTCCGACCCCGCCGTCGCCACCCTCGTCGGCCAGCGTGTCTACCCGGTGATCGCACCAGCGGCAGCGGCGTTGCCGTTCGTCACGTGGCGGCGATCCGCCGTGCAGCGGCAGCAAACGCTTTCCGGCCCGATGGGGATGCCGACCGTCACGCTGACCATCGAGGCATACGCCGAGACCTACGAGGCAGTAAGGGACTTGGCTGACCGCATCCGCCTCGCTCTGGATGGCTATGGGGGGACACCGGCAGACTCGGCTGTAGTGAAGAACGTCAGCCTCGACAACGAGTCCGACGGGTTCATCCAGTTGACGGGCGGCGACCTGCCGTTCGTCTACAGCGTGACGATGACGTTCTCCGTGATGTGGTCCGAATAACAGGAGCCGAATCAGATGTCCGACACTCCTCATGATGGTGCCGGCACGAGCCTCCGCCTCGGCGCGACGCTCTACACCGTCACGAACATCGTCGTCACCTTCACCGACCCCACGGCCGATCAGGAAAAGATCGACGTTTCGCACCTCGGGCTGACCACCGGCGCGTCGATCCGCACCATCGACCGGCCGCTCCAAGGCTCGGCGACCGACACCGGGCGTCAGGTGCAGTTCGACTACCTCGGCAAGTCGATCATCGCGGACGCCTCGACCGGCACCTGCACCATCATCACGGGCGGCACCACGCTCCTCAACGGCGTGGCGTACACCGTGAACTCCAGCACGCTGACGCTGGCGACCAACGACGCGATCCGGGGTCAGGCCACCGTCCGAATCGCCCGCGTCTAGTCGTCGTGACGGAGGCCCGTCATGCCGACCTACTGCGAGGGCGTTTCGGCCACGTGGAACGGCGTGTCGTTCGACGAGGTCACGAAGATTGACCACACGCGCGGCGGCGAACTGCCGCAGGCTCGCGCAAGTACGTGGACGCTTGACGCAGGGACTATAGAGATAACGTCCCTGTCCACGGCCCAGTTGACGGTGAGCCAGTACGGCCAGAAGGCCACGCTCGCCATCACGGGCGGCGGGCTGACGATGACCACCAAGGCCATCTGTCAGACGCTGCGTGCGACCGGAACCGTGAACGATGTCACGCGGTACGTCGGCACTTTCAAAATCGTGATGGAGTAGCAGATGGCACTGACGGCAGCAGAACTTGCGGCGCAGATCATGGCGGCTGACGACCTCGGCATCCTCAAGGTGTCGGTCGGCGAATGGCCCGGCAGCGACGGCAAGCCGATGACGCTCGGCATCCGCGTGATGACGGTTGGCGAGCGAGACGCCTACGAGCGCGAGTGGATCGGCAAGCGGGAGACGGGCATCGACAACTTCCGCACGAAGTTCCTCGCCCGCTGCCTCTGCCACCCTGAGAGCGGCGAGCGGCTGTTCACCGACGAGCAGGTCGAGAAGCTCGCTGGCAAGTCGGCCCGCGTCGTCTCGACGCTGTTCGACAAGGCGATGGGGCACAACGCGATGTCCGAAGCCGATGTGGAGGAGTTGGCAAAAAACTGAACATCCGCCCTGCGAGACGGTTTCTGTTTCGCTTGGCGGGGCATCTCGGCATGACGGTCGGCGAACTCTCGCGTCGGATGACGACGCAGGAGTTTGCCGAATGGCTGGCATACACGAGGTACTTCCAAGCGATCCCTGACTCGTGGGCGGAAACCGGGCTGCTGACTTCGGCGATCATGGCCCCGTACTGCGAGCGAGGAAAGGCACCGCGAGCCGCTGATTTCAACCCCGTAGAAACGCCCCCGCAGCACCAGACGCAGGCACGCGAAGTCATCCTCGACCTCCGCAAGCAACTTGGACTCGACTGATGGCAACCGTACTCGGACTCGCGATGCGGATTTCTGCGGACGCCACGGGCGTCCAGCAGAAGCTCACGCCCGTCGAGCGTGCCCTCAAGCAACTCGACACCGAGGCGGCTAAGGTCACGGAGGTTTTCAAGACCTTTGGCGGCGCGACCGAAGGGGCCGCGCGGGCGCAGCAGCAGTTCGCCACCGACCTCGCTTTCTTGCAGTCCGCACTCCGCACCGGCAAGATCGACGGCGAGCAGTTCGCGGCCGAGTTCAAGAACATCGCCGACGCTGCGGACGCGACCGCCGAATCGTTCCGCGAGGGGGCGAAGATCACCGAGCAGAGCCGCACCGAGGAGGAGAAGCGGGCGGCCCAGTTGGAGCGGCTCAAGGAACTGCTCGACCTCGGAGCGATCAGCGAGGAGACGTACAGCCGACAGAAGGCACAAGCCACCGGGGCGGCTGCGGAGGCGGCGAGGCAGCAGGCGGCGTCGGATAAGGAGCGAGCCGATGCCACAACCCGTGCCGCAGCGATCATCGAGGCGAACCTGTCGCGTGAGGAAAAAGCCCAGCGAGACTACGCCAACTCCACGGCAGAACTCGACCGGCTCCGCAAGGCGGGGCTGCTGACCGAGCAGCAGTACGCCACGGCCCTCCAACGTGTCAGCGGCGAGTACGCGAAGGCCACGTTGGCCGCCGACAAGTTTGCCGACGAGTCCTCGCGTGCGGCGTCGTCGAGCCTCAAGTTCAACGAACTCAGCGGCATCCTCTCCGCCCTACCCGGCCCGATTGGCAACGTCGCCGGGCGGCTGTCGGGGCTATCGAGTGCGGGCGAGGGCTTGTCACGTGTGTTCTCTGGCGGGCTGTCGCAGGGCATCTCGTCAATCGGCACCTCGGTGGCGGGGCTGGTCAACCCGTTCACGCTGGCCGTCGGCGGCGTGGCCGCGTTCGGCACCGCCGCCGTCGCGGTCACGCAGGGGCTGATCGCCCTTGAAGATCGCGTCGAGAAACTTGGCAACACCGCCGACAAACTCGGCGTATCGTTTGAGTTCATTCAGACGCTGGAGAACGCAGCGAACCGATCCGGCACGAGCATCGACGCGGTCAGTGCTGCGTTCGGACGACTCCAGAAGAACGTCACAGGCGTGGACGAGGAGAGCAAGGCGGCGCAGGCTTCGCTCGCGAAGATCGGCGTCACGGCCGAGCAGTTGCAGTCGCTCAATCCCGAGGAGCAGTACCGCCTCATCGGCGAGCGGTTGCAGGCGATCCAGAATCCCGCCGAGCGAACCGCCGCCGCCATCGGCTTGTTCGGCAAGGCCGGTGCCGACCTGCTGCCGTTCTTCAGGAACCTTGAAGGTGCGTCCGACGACATGGAGCGATTCGGACGCGCGCTGACCGACATTGACCGCCAACGCATCGACGACTTCGGTGCTGGCCTCGACGCTCTCAGTGTTGCCACGCAGGGGCTCGGGCAGTCGCTGCTGCTGCCGTTTGCAGGGCTCGGCGAAGGCGTCAACCGTGCCTTCGCTGAGGTCACGGCTGGGCTGACGGCGATCATCGACCCCATTGGCCGCGTGCTGGAGCCGATCCTCACGCAACTCGGCCGCGTGATCGAAGGAATCGGAATCTACATCGGCAACCTCGGGCGAATCATCGGCGCGGTTTTTGAGCCGTTCGCTGTCGTCGTGCAGGCAGTTGCCGTTGCATTTGAGCCGCTGCTCGACGGCGTGCTGAACGTGTTCCGCACGCTCAGCGATTCGGTCGTCATCGCTGCCGAGTGGGTGATGTCGTTCACGCCGATTGGCGCGATTGCCGAGAACATCGGCTACTTCAGCGACATTCTCGGACGCATCGTGACCATCATCACCACCGCGTTCTCCAAGGTTGCCGAGTACGTTGGCGACGTTGCTGCGCGGTTCGGCGAACTGGTTGCCAGCAGCCCGCTCCTTCAGCGACTCGGCGAAGCCTCGCAGCAGGTGTTCTCGTTCATCGCGAGCGTAGTCGGAGAGATCGCATCGAGCATCGGCGGCTTCATCGAGAATCTTCTCTTGGCCGCCGAGGCGTTTCTTGGCATTGAAAAGGGGGCCGCAGCCGCAGCCACAGAAACGAAGAACGCCGCCGACCAGACGCGAGAACTTTCCAAGGAGGAGCAGAAGGCACTCGGCGAACGAGAGAAGACGTTCCAGCGGCTTCGCGAGGAAGTCAACAACGCAATCGACGACTCGCGGAAGTTCGGTGCGGCTGGCCGCGAGGCGGCGGCGACCTACGACGCGGCGGTTGAGAAACTCAAGAAGCAGTTGTCGTCCGACCTCATCGACGAGGAGCAGTTCCGGCGAGCGGTGCGGATTGCGGGGCAGGAGTTCGACGCCGAGATCAAGGCCATCGAGGATCGGACGCAACTGGAGATCAAGGTCAAGGAGGACGCCGAGAAGGCGGTCGAGCGAGTCGCCGACCAGATCGACAAGGCGGCGATCAAGGCCGAGGGATTCGGGGCCGCTGGCGACCGGGCACTGGGTCAGTTTTCGCAGCGTGCGGACGCACTGCGGCTTCAGTTCGCTACTGGCATCATCGACGAGAAGCAACTGGAGCAAGGAGTCGCCGCAGCCAACCGCGAGTACGACAAGCAGATCGACAAGATCAAGCAGGCGAACGCCGAGCGGCAGAAGCAGGCCGACGAAGATCGCAAGCGGTCGGAGGCTTTGCTCGACGAGTTGGACAAGACGCGGGCAGTGCAGCGTGACCGGGCTGCGGTCGAGCGAGATGTCGCCCGCCTGCGTGCCGAGGCGGCGGCGCAGGGATTCTTCACGCCCGAGCAGCGGCAGCAGTTGGAAGACCTCCAGCGGCTGCAAGGCGAACTCGCCGAGAAGCAGCGGGCCGTCGCCCAAGGGTTTGAGCAGGGCTACGCGGAGGCGTTCGACAAGACCCGCGAGAAGTTTGACGACCTCGTGGCGAAGTCCGAGGAGTTTGGTGCCGCTGGCGAGCAGGCCGCCCTGCGGCTTGCCGAAGGGCTGAACAACGCGGCCCGCCTCGCGGCACGCGGCAGCATCAACGAGGAGGCGTACCAGCGGGAGGTCGAGCGGCAGCAGCGACTCTACGAAAAGGAACTGGCCCAGATCAAGGCGGTCGCGGACGAGCGGCTCAGGGTCAACGAGGCGGTCGATCAAGCCCTGCTCTTGCAGTCGGTGGGCGGCGACTCGCAGCGGGCCGAGGCGAAGAAGCAGTTGGTCGCCATCGAGCAGGAGATCGCACGGGTGCAGGAGGAGGTCGCCGCCGCCCGCAAGGCCGACGACTCCGAGGCGGTCAAGGCCGGTGCGGCCCGGCTGGCACAACTCGACCAAGCGGCGGCACTGGAGCGGGACATCGCAAGCGGCGCGGCCAAGCAGCGGGAGGAGTTCCAGAAGCGGGCAGACGAAAACCTCAAGGCCCAGCAGCAGGCCCAGCAGCAGTACGCCCAGCAGCAGCAGAAGATTTTTGAGGAGCAGCAGAAGGCGGCTGACGCCGAAGCCAAGCGGCAGGAGGAGCGGCTCACGCGGCTCAACACGCTCGGTGAGCGAACCGTCAGCGGCACCGACATCCGCACCGCCGAGGGTGCCTCGTTGGTGCTGAACCTCGCCGCCAACGCCCAAGACCCCGCACTGATTCAGTCGCGGTTGCAGACCAAGTTGCTGGAGCGGATCGCCACAGGCATCGGGCAAGCGGCCAGCAACTACTTCAACCAGCCGGTCGCCATCGTCGGCTATTCGTCATTCGGAGATCGGCGGTAATGCCCATTGCATCGAGCCACGAACTTGCCCGCACGTGGGAGGCCGAACTCGGCATCCCCGAGGTCGCGGTGCGCCGATGGAATCTGGTGCTGTCCGACAACACGCTCCAGAACAACCCGCTCACCGAGACGGACGTTGTCTCTCATCTCGGCATCGGTGCGTGGGGGACGGCTCACCCAACGTGGGGACACCTCGGTCTGCGGAAGGTGAGCGTCACCGAGCGTGCTGGCGACTCTCCATATCACGCGGAGGCGGTCGCCGAGTATTCGTTCATCCCGGCCGAGCAGATTCTGGCACCGACGAACCGCCGTGCCGATTGGAAGTTTGAAACGCAGCCCGGTCAGGTTCCCGCGCTCTACTACTACCACGACTCGTCGCCGGGTGCGTTCAGCGGGAACAACGACGTTCGGGCTCTGACCAACTCGGCGTATGACTATCTGGAGGGGCTCGTCACGGATGAGGCACTCGTGCAGATCACGATCACGAAGAACTTCTGGCCGTTCCCGCAAGCGTACTTCGGGATGCAGAACTTCCTCAACAGCGAAACCTACATGACCTGCGCCCGGTACACGTTGAAATGCACGGGCGTGAACAGCGACTACACGCAGGAGTTTTTCTCTAACACGACGTATCAGTATTGGGCCACGCAGATTCAACTCCAGTTCCGCGCCAGCACGTGGGTTCTCCAGATTCCTGACGTTGGGTGGAACTTCCTCAACGGCGCCGTCAAACAGCGAGCAATGGTGTTCGACGAGAAAAACGCAGAGTGGGTGGCCTCGGCAAGTCCGATCGGCCTCAACGGCAGCGGCAACCAGACGTTCGGCCAGCCCGCTATCCTCTACCGCCGCGTGAACCCTGCGATGGACTTTACCTCGCTGCTTGGTCTTCCACCGACAGAAGGCTTGTGGCCGATTGGCTCGCTGTAATGGCACGCAAAAAGGGCCCATTCGACGCCGTGCAGTTCACGCGCGAATCCGCAGAGCGGATTGCGGGCGTGGTGCGTCAGGCGGAGTTGACGCCCCCGGCGGCATCGCCGCTGACGTTTCAGCGTATTCCCAGTGCATCCGTTCCGAGTCAACTGCGGTTTGCACGATACACCGCCACCACCAGCTGGACGAAGAACACCCAACGCCAGATCTATCTTGCGGTGCAAAATACCACCGGAATAGTCGCGTCTGGTGACACCGCAATGGCCGTCAACAGGTTTGCCATCATCCCCGGATTTACTGGATCTGGCACAAACACAACGCAGGGCGTGCTGCTAACCGTGCAAAGAATAGGCACGCTACTAACGGTCGTGGATGTGGAGTCGTAGATGCTGCGTGGCAAGGGTAATCCACGGGTGTTTTCTTGGGGCAACCCTGGGACGCCTACCACTACTGTGCCCGCCAACGCACTGCTTGCAGTTGGCAGGAGATCCGAAGGTGGCAGAGCAAGCAGAAACTACGTGCCAGTGCACGACGCCTCTACAACGGAGCCAGTTGTCTCACTCGCACGCATGGATACGTCCCAGCAATCTTTTGAATCGTTTCGATCGCTCGACTGCGACTACCGCGAGCAAGGTCTCAACAGGAGTTTTGCTGTTGCCGTTCGAGACAACGGGGACTTGGCGGGCTGGGGCCAGCCATTCTTGCTAGTCGGCGAGTCAGTAGGCAGCTTCCGCAACAGCATATTCACGCGACCAGTTCACATCGTTGCGGCAGACGAACGTGCGGCGAGCACGCAACTGCACAAATGGAAAAAAGTATGCGTGCAAAACCGTTCAGTTATTGCTCTGACGGAACAGGGCAAGCTTTACGGAAGTGGATCAATCTCCAACTTGCTGCTTGATTCCGCAACAGCAACAGCAAATGAGGCGTCGCTGCTGGTTCCGTTGTCAACGCAAACATGGCATGACGCCACGTTGTTTTCTAACGGAGGAGCTATCGCGGCCATACGCAACGACCGCACGCTCTGGGTCCGAAACGGGCCCAATGGGTTTGCCGAGTACCCAGTTTCTACGTCTGAGATGCAAGTCAAAGGCTTCATTGAATCACTGAGGCCTAGTCGTCCGTGGACTCTGTCAACGTCCACGATATTGTTCCTGGACATAGATAAGTCGCCAGGACAAACGCAAAAGCTATTCCCCAGTGATGTTGCTCCCACCTCAAGTACAGATACGGAGGTGCGTGTCAGATTCTCTCCCGCGTGGGGATATACAGCACCACCCACCATCACGTTGACGCCTACTGCGCTCAATACAACTGTGACCTACATTGCGACGCTTAGTGTTGACAACCAATGGGAATCTGTTGACCACATCAACCGAAATGGGCTTGTCGCATTGCAGCGAGCGGGCGGCACATCCAAGGTGTTCGTGCACTCAGGGAATGTGCCTTACGTGCACGCATCTGACGGGACGATCAAACGCGGCGTGGCAAGCCCTGTCGGACTGATAAACGTCAAGTTTTCACGCGGCGTCTATGCCCCTGGCCCTAGCGAACTGGATGACGTGGTGTCGGCTGTTGGTAGCAACGGCGACAACCAAGGCCACGTGTACAACACCGGGCCGCAGGTTTTCTGCATTCTCAATAGCCCGCATTCAAACAATAGCAACGTCATTGCGTGGGGCGTCAACGCTGCAGGACAGCTAGGCATTGGCTCTACGGAACACACCGTGGCCGACACGGTGCAGCTGCTTCCGTCGCCCGACACCGTCTATTTCCAAGCTACGTCACTTTCAGCGAGCGGCTTACATACGCTGGCAGTCCGCACCGGCACGGACCTGCCTGGTGCTTTCGATTTTGACTGCAGTCATCTCTATGTCTGCGGCATGAAGGACTTTTCGGGCAACACTACCGCCACCGCAAACATGACGACTTTTCAGCCTTGCACCGGCGGTTCAGTGAACGGAACTGCTAGCAAGTGGCGCAACGTGTTTGCGTTTGTGAATCGCGAGTTTTCATTTAGCCAAAATCATTTTTTGTCGTTTGCGTCCAGGCAAACTACTGCTGAAGAAATCGTCCAGTAGTTGACCTCTCGGCTACGGTGACAAGCGAAAGGGCGACGCCGTGGCCGACGATCACGTATTCACGCTGAACGGCGACGAGCGGTGGCTGCTGCGTTTTACCACGCTCAAGGGTGCGGCCTACGGGTACACGTTCTCACAGAAGGCGAAGCACCCAAGGATCATCCTCGACGCCCGCATGCGTGGCAGGAAGAAGCTCGAGGTGCTGGTGCACGAACTGCTGCACGCTCTGAATCCGACACAGAGCGAGGAGCACGTCGAGCAGCAGGGGAAAGACATCGCACGAGTGCTGTGGAGTCTCGGCTACCGGGAGGTGACGGATGGCTAGATCGGCCGGCACGTTTCGCCGAAAGAACGCCAGCGACCCATGGCTAGTCACCACGCTTGACGGCGGCGTCACACGCATCGACTTCGCCAGCCGGCTGTGGGTGCTGCTGTCCAGCGACTGGCACTGGGACAGCGTGAAGTGCGACCGGGACAAGCTCTCTGCGGATCTCCGCAAGGCCAAAGAAATCAACGCCGCCGTTCTGTCCATCGGCGATCACTTCGACGCCATGGGCGGGAAGTACGACCCGAGATCCAACGGCAAGTGGGACGTTCGCCCTGAGTTCCAGCGTGGCAACTACTACGACGATATAGTCACGCAGTGTGCCGAGTGGCTGGAGCCCTACCGTGAGCAGATGGCCCTGATCACGCCGGGCAACCACGAGACAGCCGTGCGTAAGCGAATGGAGACGTGCCTGACGACCAGGCTCGTGGAGCAGCTGCGGATGCGTGGCAGCAAGGTGCGTCACGCTGGCTACGCCGGGTGGGTGCTGTTTCGTGCCAAGACCGGCAAGACCAACTCGGCACTGTACCGATTGTGGTACCACCACGGCTACGGCGGTGGCGGCCCCGTCACCCGGGGCGTGATCGACTACAGCCGCTACTTGGTGGACGTTGATGCCGACTGCATCCACGCCGGCCACGTTCACCAGCGGACGCTGATCGAGGCGACACGCCAGCGGCTATCGCCCACCGGCATTGCCAAGGTGCGGCCGATGCACCTTGTGCGGTCAGCGGCGTACAAGCAGGAGTGCCTCACTGACGGCTGGGCCGTTGAGAAAGGCATGAGTGCCAGACCGCTTGGCGGATGGTGGATGCTACTCCGGTGGAACACAGACCACACCGAACTACGTGCCTCGTTTCAT